ATTTACAGCTCTTGGATGTGTCCGGTCATTTGGTGTGAATGGTGTCAATAACCATGAGCTTCAAGATTTCTGCTATGGTGAAGAGGGACTTGCTGGAGTGTTGTTCGTTCCCGGTGGTCGATTCAATGGTGAAATTTCCATGGAACTAAATCTAAGCCAAGAGCTTGTTGGTTTCCTCAATGGATTGAAAGATTTCTCTGGTGAAGACATCGAAGTAATTCTTGGTGACTCGACTGGTCGTCATCTCAAGATTGACCTGCCGAAAGTTATTTTCCCAATTCCAGAAATCGCAGTTCCCGAAACTGGTTCAATTCCTGTGTCATTTACTGGAACAGCAAACCAAACCGCACTTGACGCAGCAGATGAGATTACTTTAAGTTACCTATAAGTTTTAAACTTATAGGAGATTTTATGGCTATCGCAATAAATGCAGTTTCAGAAGTCATCAAGGTTGTTAGCAGCCTTGATGACTGTGTAAATTGCACTGAAGAAGAATATGGCGAATATCTAAAAACCTTAGATGAATCTATTTTAAAAATGGAAGATGGTGCAGAACCAGTTCGCTTCGTTCTTAAAACCCAACTCGATTACAAGTCCCAGCGTCAAATCAAAAAAGATCAAATTGCAGTTCAAGATGGTGGAATGGGTGTAAACCTCGGCTTCATTATGTTAGAGCTTCGCTTGGTTTTAAAAGACATTGAAAACCCTGGAAGTCCGCTTTTAACATTTGTTAAAGGTCCAGATGGACTTGCTAGCGAAGAATTGGTAGCAAGACTTGAATCACTTGGTATTTCTTCTGATCTAATTTCAGCAAGAAATTATGCGATCAAACCAAGCATTCCAAAAAAAAGTTAGAAGCACTTCTTGAGTTGGGTTTCGCAAACCCAACCGACCTTAAGGGGCGACAATTTAATTGCGAAACATGCCCCAAACGAATCCAAAAAATAAGACGATGTAGAGAAGAGAGAGAAGATTTCACCTCTGATGATGGTGCTATTTGGCCTATGCAGATAACTAAGCATGGTGGTTATTATAGCTTTTGTCCAGCCAAGGCGACATGGAGCCATGAAGTGCATGATTATTTTAATATGCTATTAATATCATGTGAGACAGGGAATCTTCCTTATTTTGGCGGTATAATGGACCAAGAGCCAGACTTTATAGAAAACTTGTCATGGTTTCTTCCAAGGTGGGATATGCTTAAGTTTAATCAAAAAGTCCACTTGGTTTTAGGTGACGGTAAGAAGTCAAAATGAAAAAGGTGCGGTTATGGCTATAAGTGAAGAACTTTTAGTTTCGATACAGATTGATACCAAAGGAGCGCAATCGGGAGTTTCAAAACTCACTGGCTCAATTAAAGGAATGGGAAAAGCTCTCGACAGCACTGAAAAAGAGCTGAAAGGTATTCAGTCACAACTTGGAAAGGTTGCGATAGCATTCACCGGTGTCAATCAAGCAATGGAACTTACCAGAAAAATAACCAGCTCAATTGGATCTGTGATTGATTCGACTATTGGTAATTTCTCTGATTTTGAAGCTTCCATGCGTGGAGTTTCAAAAACAACCGGATTGGCAAGAGATGAAACTTTAGATCTTGCTAATGAGCTACAAGATCTTTCCGAGGTCATTCCAGTTGGAACCGATGAACTTTTAGGGCTTGCAGAAGCGGCAGGTCAATTGGGTGTAAAGGGAAGTGATAACCTTTCAAATTTTGCTGAAACACTTGCCAAGCTTGGGAGATCTTCTGATATCGCTGGCGAAGATGCTGCAAGGCAGTTAGCAAGATTATTAAATGTCACCAATGAAAGCATTGATGGTGTTGATGAGCTTGCTTCTGTGATTGTGGCTCTTGGAAATAATTTTGCAGCTACAGAATCAGAGATTGTTAGGGTTGCTTCTGAGGTTGGTCGTTCAACCGCTGTTTTTGGATTATCATCAGATCAAATTGTCGCAGTATCAACTGCACTTAAAGCGATGGGAGTTCAAGCGCAATTAGGCGGGAGTGCGGTTGGTCGAGCATTCAGGGAAATTGATAATGCGATTAGAACAGGTGGGGAGGCCTTACAGAGCCTAACAGCATTGACAGGAAAGAGTGGTGAAGAACTTAAAAAGCAATTTGGTGAAGATGCTGTCGGTGTATTCAAGCTATTTATAAAAGGACTTAATGACGTACAAAAAAGAGGGGGAAGCACAGCCACCGCTCTTGATGCCTTAAACCTTCGAGGTGATGAAATTGCGAAAACACTTCCCCCTCTTGCCCAAGGTTATAATGAATTAGCAAGAGCTTTAGATCTTGCTGGTAAAGAAGCTAAGAATGCAACCGCACTAAATGAGGAAGCGGCAGAAGCTTTCGACTCTGTCAATGCTGATGCAAAAATATTCACCAATAGCCTGAAGTCTCTTGGTATTGAAATCGGTCAAATTCTCGCTCCAGTGGCTAGGTCGATATTACAATCTTTAAATTCTCTTCTACAATCCCTAAGAGATCTTGCTGAACAGGTTCAAAAAATAGATTTTAATGATCTTGCGATCTCGATTAGAAATGTTGGAGCTGCAATCGCAGTTGTTGGCATGGGTGCATTTGTTCTTGAAATTAAATCTGCCATCGCAGCGGTTGGTGGTCTTTCCGCAGCGATAACTGCCATGGGTGGATTATCAGGTATTCTAATTCAATTAAAAGCATTTTTTGCTGGCATTGCTGTTTCAGCTAAGGCGGCAGCATGGGCGGTCGCAAAGATGTCAGCAACCATAGTTGCAATTGGTGGGGCTGCTGCTGCTGTCGATATTCTTATAAGGAATTTTTCTAAACTTAGTGAATTAATAGATTTGATTGGCGATAGTTTAGAGCTATTAGGAATCAAATTAATTGAGAATGTTGGAAACAAAATACAACTAGCAGTTGCTAAGGGTTTTTATTCTGTAATCGAAGCATTGAATAAAATCGAAGTCGGTGGGTTTAAGCTCATTGATGATAGCAATCTAATAAATGCACAAAAAAATATGTCAAATATATTTGACAGAATGATTAAAGATAATAAAAGAGTATTAGAACTGCAAGAAAGCATAGCATCCAAATCAAATGATGTGGATTTTGGATTTGCTGGTCAATTATATGGCATGTTCAAATCAACTAATGAAGAAGCTAATGAATTAGAAAAAATATTAGAAAAAACGAAAAAGCAAGTAATACAAATTAGCGAACAGGTAAAGCTAACTGCTGATCAGATGAAGATTTTAAATGATTTAATCTTTGAAAACAAATCTCTCAGCAATGAGATAGAGATGTTTAACTCAACACAGTATGAGGTTTTACAACTCCAACTTTCCACGGAACTCGAAAAGATTAAAGCTAAGGAAGAACAGCTAAGAATTGAAGGTAATCTAGTTCCTGTTATCCAAGAACAAATTAATAAACAAAAAGAGCTTATAAAGCTTCGCAATGAAATGAAGGGTTTTGAAATTGCTCGCCAAGATGTATCAGATATTTTTGGCGAAGGAATAGCAAACCTTGCTGTTGATTTCTCAAAAGCATTTAACAATGGAATGAAATCTGGAATTGATGTTTCATTCTTGAATAACTTACCGATAGGTGAAGGTCTAAAAGATAAAGCTGAAGAAGCTGTAAAGATAATAAACCTTGGGCTAAAAGATCTAAAAATATCGCCAGAAGGTCTTTCTGACTTCGCAAATATGTTCAAAGACATCAAAGGATTTATGACAGGGTCAGCTAAGTTTGTTGGTTCTAGTTTTGAGGCTGGGGTTAAATATTTAGACAAATCTCTTGGGACAAGCTTTTCTAGTGGAGCTTCACAAATAACAGAAGGAATGGTTGCTGGAGCAAGTGCGGTTGGTTCTATTTTAGATAATGTTGTTAAAGGTGTCTTAAATCTTTTTGACCCTAGTTTTATAAGCGCCATGGCTGATTCAATAAACAACATGATAAACAATCTTCCACAAATGTTGTCTGAAGCTTTTTCCTCTCTGTCTGAAGCTATAACCAGCATGCTTCAAAATCTTCCTGATTTCGTAAATAAATTGTTTGATATTGTTGGAGATGGTTTACAAAATATTATAAGCAAGATGCCAGAAATAATTTCAGGATTAGCGCAGTCGCTTTCAACCTTTATAGACAGGCTTCCAGAAATTACCGGCATGTTGCTTGAAGCACTTCCCGATATAATAGATGACCTTCTTTCAAAGCTACCAGACATAATAACCAAGCTGTTTGAAGCAATTCCAGAAATCATAGCTCAAATTTTAGATGCACTTCCAGACATACTTGTATCAATCATGGAAAGATTGCCAGATATAATCGAAGCAATAATAGAAGGTTTATTAGAAGCTTCAGGTAAAATAGTCGCTTAGTTTATAGATTTCTTGATAGGCGGCGGACTTGAAAAGATTGTCAAAGCTTTTATAAAGATGATTCCAAGAATCGCAGCGGCACTTGTTAGAGGTTTTTTAAATGGAATAAAGAAGGGTGTTCAAGCAATATTTGGCGGGTTTAAAATACCTGTATCTAAAGAATTAGAGGAGCTTCCAAATAAAATCCAAAATGGAGTTTCAAACCTAGCCAAAAACATAGCAAGGGAAACCTCCAATGTGTTTAAAGTTCTCGACCTAAACGAAGCCGCCAAGGGGCTTGGAGGAGATGGTGGAGGAATGGGTGACGGTATAAAAGATGCCTTCAGATATGGCGGTCAATACATAGAGGGATATCTTAAAAAAGCTTATATGTGGGTTCGAGATAAAATATGGAAGCCGATAGAAAAATCTATTCGCAAAGTTTGGTCATGGGTCAAAGAAAAAATACTTGATCCTTTCCTAGATATGCTTGGTAGTGTGTGGCAATTCATTAATGAAAAAATATTAATACCTCTTACCGAATCCTTGCATGAAGTATTCTCTTGGATTGGTGATAAAATTCTAACTCCATTTATAGATGGGGTTGGTGCGGTATTTAATTTCATAAATGACAAGATTTTTTCTCCCTTTTTGGAAAGGCTAAATCATGCTTGGCAAACAGTTTATAATTTCTTTGGGAACCTAAGTGGATATATAAGCAATGCCTTCCAATCTGTATTCAATCAATTTGGAAATTTGGGTACTAAAATATCTGATGGATTTAAAGCTGGACTTAATACCATTGGTCAATTCTTTACAAATCTAGGAAGCAACATCTGGAATGGTCTTAAGACTGGTCTTGATACCCTTGGTAGCTTCTTCACAAATCTATTTGACAGACTAAACCCATCTAACCTTTTTGAAAGAATATTTAAAGTTGATTATAAGGGGAAAGGTACTGTCGAAAGTGCGTTGAATATAGACGTACCATTCTTAAAATTCAATCAAGGTGGTAGCGTTCCCGGAAAGGCTTCTGTAGCAGGCGACTCGCCATTGAATGATAGAATACTTGCCCTGCTATCTCCGGGTGAAGAAGTAATCCCAAGATCTGTTATGAATGACCCTGTAAAAGCTTCAATTGTTAAACAGGTTGTAAATGGAGATCTTAAAGCGGTCGGCTTGTTCGGTGGAACACTTGGAAAGATATTGAAGGGTGACGTCAAAGGGGCTGTGGAGGATGTATCAAATGTTAGTGTTGAGCAAGCCCAAGAAGAGCTAGGAAATGTTGCTGATGTTCTTTCGGAACCTTGGAAGCAAGTAAAAGAAAAAGTATTTAATCAAATGATCTTAAAAATGTTAGATCAAAACAAATTCCATAATGGCGGCCCTGTCGGATTCTATAAAGGTGGGGAAGTTCCGGCGACATTGCAAACAGGTGAGTTTGTTATGAATCGAGGGGCTACAAGCGGCATAGGTTTGCCGATGCTCAATCAAATGAATCAATCAGGGAAAATTCCATCAACAAGCAATTATAATTTTGATGTGGAAATCAAAATTGATGCAAGCGCACAGAGCCTAGATGAGAATTTTGTTAGGAATAGATTGATTCCATCAATTAAAGATGAATTTAAAAGAAGCAGTTTGCGCGGTGAATTTTTAATGTCTGAAAAAGGTATTAGAGCATGACAGTAACAACACTTGAAAAAGGTTATCTTGAAGCTGGTTATTTGTCTGATAATGAATATTTAACCCAGCTTTATGAAGCCTCTGCTGGTATGCAGGTTGAATTTAACATTGTTGACATATTAAAACCAACCGCACAGCAATCTCTTTTAAAAATAGTCGATCAACTTAATGCGCTTGGCTTGCAATCAGAATTTAAGATTGTTGATTATCCAGATCCAAGAGGTCTACAAGCAGAATTTAAAATTGAAGTAAAGGATGCTTCTGGCCAGCAAGCTCTGTTACAGTTGATTGATAAAACAAATGCAAATGGAATGCAGGCAGATCTAACGATTGCCGACACTCCAAATGCTAAGGGTCATCAAGCAACATTTACATTGCATATTCAAAATTCAGTTGGAATGCAAGTTCAATTCGAGCTTGTAAATAAACTTAAGGCTTATGGTCACCAAGCTGAGCTGTTTATTCTTTCTAATAAGCCTCTGGCTCATGAGGTTAGGGTTGATGATTATCCAACTATTATTTGCGGTCCCGGCTATCTTGACGATGATTATTTAGTTGGGCCTTATTTGACGCAAACTGTTTGCTTAGTTCCCGGCACTCAAACTCTTTTCACAATTGTTGACAGCATGGCATTTGGTCAGCAAACCAAATTCAAGATTGTTGACATACCAAACAATCAGGGACAACAGGCAACATTTACGATTGAATCTGAAGTTCCAACGGCCATGCAGTTTGAGAGCAAGAATATCTTTCCAATGGGTCAGCAGATTCTTGCCACTCTTTACAACGCAACAAATCTAAGAATATTGTGCGAATTTCCTAGCCGTGGTGTGTCACCTTCCAACTGGTCATCAAACAGCACAGCACCGGGAGATTTCTCTGTTCAAAATTTAAATACAGATATTGTTGAGCAGGTCTGGCGATCAGAGACTTCAACCATAACTGGAATTAGTTTGATATGTGATACTGGTCTTCCCCAAGGTGTCTTTCTTGACACGCTAGCAATCTTGAATAATAACTTTACAAGATCTGCCAATGTTACACTGGTTGGTTCCACTCAATCAGATTTTTCTATAATCGGAACTGTCATACCAGTCCCGGTTGGTGATGCTAACAGCTATTATATCGCTCCAGAGCTTCCCATCTCAGGCTATCGTTACTGGAGAATTGATATTGATGACCCAACAAACCCAGATGACTTTATAGAAATTGGAACGATTCTATTTGGAGCTTCAAACATATTCCAAGGGGAGTGTTTCGTTGATTCTGTAGAATTTCAATTACAAGATTTTGCTGATAGCGTTTCAACTGAAGGGTTTACAAATGTATCAAACTCAAGAGCACTTAAACGTAAGGTGCGGTTGGAATTTAGATTTCTTAACTTCCAGAAGAATAACTTTAAGATTATGCGGAATCTCTTTGAAACCTACCGCACTACTCATAAATGTTTATGGATTCCAACGCCCAGTGTTTCTAATAAAGATGTCACAGCAAGATTTGCTGGATATGCTAAGCTGACAACATTACCAAGTGAACGTCATAATTATAAGGGTGGAGATACCGATTATGTTTCGTTCAATATTGAATATGATGAGAGTAAGTAATGGCGACTAGCGATAGATTTCCGTACGAAAGCGCAACGGTTCTTAATCAAGATTTCCTCGATGATTGTTTTGACAATCTAACGAGCAAGCTTGAATTGATTGTTGATATTGAAACTCCGACAGGGATTATTCATCTTTCGGACAGAAATAAATATGTCGGTGGGACTTTTTATGAGGCGAGATTAAAATTTCCAATCATAAAAAGAACCATCGGAGAGTTTTTATCGAATGTTTTAGAATTTTCTCAACTTACTCTTGAAATAAACAATGCAGATGAAAAGTATAATGACATCTTGCCAAGTGGTGCAAATTACGATGGATGGGTTGGGAGGGAAATAATTGTTCAACTCGGTTTAAGAGATGTTGCTAGCACTTATTCCCAGATCTTTCGTGGCAGAGTGACAGATCAAGGCGGCTTCCGTCGTAGTGTAAAAAGTTTTACATTGACAGCAAGAAATGATTTCGAGCGGGTAAATAGGGCTTTTCCGAATACCGTTTTTAAAAGTTCATCCTTCCCAGATATCGAATTAGAATATGAAAACGTGGTCGTCCCTGTCATTTATGGTGACTGGACGGTATCAGTTCAAGAGGGTGCAGCTTCAATTCCTTGCATTCCAATCAACGGAAATAATGGAAATGTAAATGGGGAAATTGGCAACACCGTCAACATTCAATTTATTATCTCAGATAATGATAATGTGTCATTTGATTCCACTAATGTTTATCTTCTTCGTGGAGATCTGTTTTATAAATTTGATGCTGGCGATGTTATAAATGTCAATGCTGGAAATAATTATTTTGAATTAAAACAATCTGGCTCTGGTGGAACTACAAGCATTGATGGAAGTTCATATAAATATGAGCGTGGAGATAAAATATATTGCAGGATGAAGGGAAAAGATCTTGGTGCTTATGATGACAATATTGTTGAGCAAGCAAGAGATATTTTAATAGAATATGGCGGTGTGTTGGTAGGTGATTTCGATTCTACTTGGGACACTTTTAGAGATAAGGCAGCTCCATCGGAAAGTGCTGTTTCAACTTTTAAGAGCAGAGCTTGGCTTGGAAAACCTGAAGAAGCTTTAAAATATGCTTTATCAATGCTTGAGCAAGTGCGGTTGGAAGCATTTATTGACAGGAACTTGAAGTTTAAAATTAGCAGTCTTCATTTTGATGATTTTGTTGCTTCTCCATCCTTTCGTGTGAAAAATTGGGACTTTGAAAAGAATAGCTTTATACCAACTCTTGATGACCGCAACAATTTTAACAGGGCAAGAGGCAGTTTTAACTTTTTGCCAAATAGAAATGAAAACTATGAGGAAACAAGGGTTTACAGAAATCAAGATGCTATCGACCAAGTTAGCAAGGAGATCTCCAAGAGAATTGTTTTTCCCAATCTTTATGAGCAATCTGTTGTTGTTGATCAGATAAAAGAAATATTAAAATTGACAAGCGCCACGATTGAAGTTCTTGATTCTTCTCTTACTTGGCGAGCTATGCTTTTAGATGTTGGTGATTTCGTCAAAATAAATGTTGATATTCAATCAACTCAATATGTCGACGTCCCAGCTCTTATAAGAGAAATAGGTTATGACCCAGATGGAATGAAA